CTGAGATTCATCAAAGACGTATTCCAAGTGCTACAGGCGGTGGCACTAATGTTATAGACTCAAGCTATAATCCTCTCTGTTTGGATTTATCTACAAGGATTCCTCTACTTGATGGAAGAACATTAGCACTAACTGAGTTAATTGCAGAGTTTAAGCAAGGAAAAGAAAACTGGGCATACAGTTGTGATCCTGTGACTGGCAAAATAGCGCCAGGGGTAATTAACTGGGCTGGTATTACTCGTAGAAATACACAAACTATTCAATTAACATTTGATAATGGCGAAACTTTAGTTTGTACTCCAGACCACAAGATACCAGTATTTGGAAAAGGTATGGTAGAGGCCAAGGACATTGTCGAAACTGATAGTCTAATATCTTTTAATAAAAGAAACAAAAAGATATCGTCTAAATCTAATGACTATGAGCAAGTTTGGGATCATAGCAAGAAGGAATGGCAGTGGACTCATCGAGTTGTAGGCGAGTTTTTTAGAAACTTGAGCAAACATCAGGAATTTACATACCTTGAACAAAATGCAGGAAAGTCTAAAGCAGTAATACATCATCGAGATTATAATCGCTTTAATAACGATCCACGTAATCTTCAATATATGAATAAAGCTGATCACATACAGTACCATGCTGCAAATAAATCAGATTACTGGTCTAATTTATCAGAAGAAGAATTCCAGTTAGTTACGGGAAAAATTTCTAATACGTTAAAAACACATTGGAAGAATATGACTATTGTAGAAAGACAATCAGCTCTTTACAATATTAGGTCAGCACAACAGAGAGCAGTGTGGATGAGACAGAATGATCCTGCGACTATGGTCAGTTATAAAAAGAACGCTGGCAAATCTAGAAGTGACCACCTTAATAGTAATCTAGCTGCGATGCAACAAGTGGTAAAAAACTTGGAATCTAGAGTTAAAATAAAAAATCAATCGTTACATTTGACATTTGAAATGTTACAGATAGTAGTGGAGATAGTTAAGACTCAGTCAACAAATAAGAACACTGTAATTAATCTTTGTGACAATAACAAAGAGTTATTAGATCTGTTAAAGAAAGAAAATTCAGTTGCTCTTGATTATAAGAACGCTCAGTGTAAGATTGACTTTACGCGATTTGGTTATAGTAAACTAAATGGACTTCTTAAGAAAAACGGATACACTAACTGGAAACAGTTTGTAAAAGAAATCGATCAGTTTAACCACAAAGTAGTAAAAATAGAAGTAGTGTCTAATCGAGATACAGGAACTATTACTATAGACGGCACTGAAAAATGGCACAACTATCACACGTTTGCTATTGAAAGTGGTATCTTTGTTAAAAATTCAATAAATGAAGATTATTTCTTCCCACAAACAGCAGAAGGTCGTGGATCTAAAGTTGAAACACTTCCAGGCGGCACAAATCTAGGAGAAATTGATGACCTTAGATACTTTACTAATAAGCTAGTACGCGGATTGCGTATTCCAAGTTCGTACTTACCAACCGGAGCAGATGATTCAGCCGCACAGTATAATGACGGACGTGTAGGCACAGCATACATACAAGAATTACGTTTTAATACTTATTGCGAACGTTTGCAAAATCTAGTAGTTGAAGAATTTGACACAGAGTTTAAGCGCTACTTACTTGAAAAAGGTGTAAACATTGACACTGCAATGTTTGATCTTAAATTCCAACCACCACAGAACTTTGCAAGTTACAGACAAGCAGAAATTGATAATGCTCGTGTGCCAACATACACACAAATGAGTGCTATTCCTTATATTTCAAACCGCTTTGCTATGAAACGCTTCTTAGGTATGAATGACGAAGAACTTGCAGAGAACGAACGTCTATGGAGAGAAGAGAATGAAGAAAACTTAGAACCTATTCCAGGTGATGCAAATTCTGAAATGCGTGATGCAGGTATTAGTAGTGCAGGCATTGGAGCAGACATAGGTGGCATGGAAGACGAAGCACCGGACGGTGAAGAACCAGTTGCTGGTGGCAGTGACGGCACAGGACCTGAAACAGTTACAGGGCAACAATTGGGTGCTGCAGGTGCCGGAACAGCGCAAACGATATAAATACATTATGATACTAAGAGAATTATTTTATCACGACCCTGAAACTGTTGAGTTCGTAGACGACAAGAGATACGACCCTGAGTATGATGATTCACCTCTTAAGAAAACAGACACTCGCAAAACAAGACTTACACTAAGTCAGATCAATCGAATCCGCAAAGCATCTGAGCTACATACAGAAGAGAAGCGTAAAGAACTTGAGTTCATTAAGCAAATGTATGGATTAGCATCAAACACAGACGCCGGCGGCGTTTAATCATTGAAAAAAACAGCATTTGTGCTAGGCAATGGCACTAGCAGAACATCTATTAATCTAAATAAGTTAAAAGAATATGGGACTATGTATGGATGCAATGCACTGTACAGAGAGTTTGAGCCCGACTATCTAGTTGCTGTTGATACTAAGATGATTTTAGAAATTAATAAATCTGGATACCAACACAGTCATGAAGTATGGACTAATCCAAATCGTGCATATCATCAAATGAATGGATTTAGTTTTTTTAATCCTTCAAAGGGATGGAGTAGCGGTCCTACTGCACTGTGGCTTGCTAGTACACACAGTGCTCAAGACATCTACATATTAGGATTTGATTATCAGGGTCTAGACGACAAAATAAACAATATATATGCTGACACTGTAAATTATAAAAAAAGTCATGAACGTGCAACGTATCACGGAAACTGGCTCAAGCAAACTTCTATTACTTGCCAGAAGTTTCCTGAGAAGAGATATATAAGAGTGTTAGGAGATAATCCTTTTATACCATCGGAATTTACAAAAATACAAAATTTGAAACATATTACAGTTGAAGAGTTTAAAAAAACATTTAATTCTTCCCAATTTTATGAAAATGGCTCGTTTTGAGCCTATTTCTATGTACTTTTCTGTGTAAATAGTAAATACATTATGACAGCCCCGCATCGGTTACAGGTGTGTGCAAAACATTTATAGGAGTTTAAAATGACAGATCTAACTAAGTTTGAAAAAATGCTAGAGCTACTTGTTAACGAAGACAAGGTAGCAGCACAAGAATTATTCCACGAAATTGTAGTTGAGAAATCACGCGATATCTATGAGTCACTTTTAGAAGATGATGAAGAAGTTGATGAAGCAAGCGACGAAGATGAAGATGATGAAGAAGAAGTTGATGAGTCAGACGAAGACCTAGACGAAAACTTTAGCTTAGACACATTTGAAGTTGAAGCCGACGAAGAAGAAGTTGATATGGACGACGAAGAAGAAGAAGAAGTTGATATGGACGACGAAGAAGGTGAAGACGAAGGCGATGTTGAAGATCGTGTTGAAGACCTAGAAGACGCACTTGATGATCTTAAAGCAGAATTTGAAAAAATGATGGCCGGTGAAGAAGGTGAAGAAGGCGAAGAAAAAGACGACGAAGATGGCGACATGGGCGGCGACCAAACTGACGACATGATGAGCGATTTGGGCATGGATACTGACGAATCTACAGATGAAGACGAATCATTCCAAGCAACTGTTACTCCAATGGAATCAAAAGTAGCTAAATCAGCAGGCGAGCAAATGCGCGAGTATGTTGAAAAAGTAAGTGCTACAATGGGCGACAACGGCGTAAACACAACGTCAACTTTGGCTAAGCCAAACAATATGGGCGGAACAACTGCTAACATCGCAAAAGGCGGAACAGCAGATACTAAAGGAACAGCTGGTGGGTTGGCAAGTAACAAACCACAAGTAATGAATACTAAGAACGTAAACGTTGTTGGTGCAAAAGGCGCGACAAAGATGTCAAGCCAACCTGGTCATGGCGCTGAGAAAAAGGGCAAGCCAGAAACTGCTGCTAACACTAAAAGTACTGTTGGCAAGTAAGTAAGGACCTTTAGATGAAAAACTTACGAGAGCATTTGACGTTCACCCAAGCTAATATAGTGCTTGAGAATACCAACGAAGGAAAAGATCTCTATATGAAAGGGATTATTATCCAAGGCGGCATTCGCAACGCTAATCAGCGAGTGTATCCTGTAAATGAAATAGGCAGGGCTGTCAAAACTCTCAATGATCAAGTTAAGAACGGATATAGTGTCCTCGGCGAAGTTGATCATCCAGAAGGACTTAATATTAATATTGACCGTGTGAGCCATATGATAACTGAATGTTGGATGGATGGCGATAACGGTTACGGAAAACTAAAGATACTACCAACACCTATGGGAAACCTAGTTAAAACCATGCTTGAAGCAGGCGTTAAACTAGGAGTCTCATCGCGTGGTAGCGGTAATGTATCAGAAGATGGAAGCGGCAACGTTTCCGACTTTGAAATTATCACTGTGGACGTTGTGGCTCAGCCTAGCGCCCCTGGTGCATATCCTACACCAATTTATGAACAACTTATGAATGCACGTGGAGGATTAAAGGCAATTCAAGTGGCAACTGAGCTACAAGGCAATGCAAAGGCACAGAAGTATCTTAAGGAATCGCTAATAAACATTATTAGCAAACTCCAATGAAACAGGAGAACATAATGATAGATGCACTAAAAACATTATTCGAAAACGATGTTGTTTCATCTGAGATTAGAGAACAAATTGAAGAAGCTTGGGCGCAAAAGATTCAAGAAAACAAGATGCAGGCAACTGCTGAGTTACGTGAAGAGTTTGCACAAAAGTATGAGCACGATAAATCAACGATGGTTGAAGCTATTGACTCACTACTTTCTGAGCGTCTTGCTGAAGAGATTGCAGAGTTTGCGGAAGACCGTAAACAGCTAGCAGAAGCAAAAGCACGTTATGCTGTTGCAATGCGTGAAAATGCAAATCTACTAAAGGGTTTCGTTGCTGAAAACTTAGCAGCTGAAATTAAAGAATTGAGAGCAGACAAGAAAGCAATGGCTAGTAATTATGCCAAGCTAGAAGAGTTTGTTGTTGAGTCTCTAGCAGGTGAAATTGCAGAATTTAACGAAGATAAAAAAGACTTAGCTGAAACAAAAGTACGTTTAGTACGTGAAGCTAAAACCCACTTCGCTAAAGTTAAAGCTAACTTTATCGAAAGAAGCGCCACAGCAGTATCTGAAATGGTCAGTAAATCACTTAAAGGTGAAATTTCTGCACTAAAAGAAGATATTGATACAGCACGAAGAAACGATTTTGGTCGTAAAATATTTGAAGCATACGCAAACGAGTATACAACTTCACACTTGAATGAAAATTCAGAAGTTAGTAAACTAATGGGTGTACTTGCTGCAAAAGACAAGCAATTAGTAGAAGCGAAAGCATTTGCTACAAAAGCAAAAATACTTGCAGAAACAGCAAACAAAGAGAAATCTCAGTTAGTTGAATCAGCAAAGAGAGAAAAAATAATGCATAGTTTGGTTGCGCCCTTGGGCAAAGACCAACGTGAGATTATGACAGACTTACTGGAATCAGTACAAACTGATAGACTTCAAAAGTCTTTTGACAAGTACTTACCATCGATTATCGACGGAAATACTCCAGCAAAGCGTAAGGCACAGCTTACAGAAGGCACAGAAGTAACAGGCAACCGTCCCGAAACAAAAACATTGACAACTAAAGCAGACGAATCTAACGTATTAGACTTACGCCGTCTTGCTGGATTAAATTAAGGAGATTAAGATGTCAGAACTACTAGAATCACGCTGGTTAGACACCAAAAACGCTCTTCTTGAAGGCCTGCAAGGCAACAAGAAGTCTGTTATGGCTACTACACTAGAAAACACTCGCAGATATTTGTCAGAGAGTGCAACAGCAGGCGCAACTTCAGCAGGTAACGTAGCAACACTTAACCGTGTTATCCTACCAGTTATCCGTCGTGTTATGCCAACTGTTATTGCTAACGAGCTAGTTGGTGTACAACCAATGACTGGCCCAGTTGGTCAAATCCACACATTACGTGTACGTTACAGCGACACTGTTGCAGCTAACGGTGGCGTTGTTGGAACAGCAGCAGGCGAAGAGGCTCTAAGCCCATTCAAAATTGCTGAACAGTATTCAGGTGCAAATACTGGTAGAGCAGCTTCAACTGCTGTACTAGAAGGCGCAGCTGGAAACAGAATGTCAATTCAAATCTTGAAGCAAACTGTAGAAGCCAAAACACGCAAATTAAGCGCACGTTGGACTTTTGAAGCTGCTCAAGACGCACAGTCAATGCACGGTATTGATGTTGA